ATATAATACAACGCCAGTGACACTTATATTATCGTTTGAAAAATAAATAATTAAAATTAAATTAACTTAAATTAAATTAAATGGCAACAACAAAACTAAAAGGCACAAGTAAAAAAATTAAAGAGCTTAAAGGTGTTAAACCTGAAAAAATAACTGATGAACAATTAAAAAAAGTTCAAAACACTGTTAATAGTATAAATAGAGCACAGTTGGAATTAGGTTCTATGGAAATAAAAAAACACGAAATGATGCATAGTGTTGCGGGCTTTAGAGACGAGCTAACTTTACTACAAGGCGAGTTTGAAAAAGACTACGGTACTTTTGATATTAACATACAAGACGGAACAATAAACTATCCTGATAATGGCGAAGTTAATAAGAAAGATTAGTATCGGTAAAGATTACAAAAACGATGCCATGCATTATGCTGTAGGGCAAGAAGTTTATGGTGGCCACACTATTTGTAATATATTAGAAGAAGAGGAAAAATATTCTATTTATATTAAAAAAAATAAAGATGTACTACCGTGGAAAGACTTTAACAAGAACATGGCAGTATCTGTAGAGTATAATCTAGAGTACTAATGAAAAGTGTTTACAACTTTGTTGTAGCACCAAAAGGAGAAAGATATAATAATAAGAAAAAAATTGGTGACTCAGAGTTAATAATTAATACTGAAATTTTTAATCATCAATACGTAAATAGAGAAGCTATTGTTATATCAACACCTGTAATTGGTGATACTGATATAAAAACTAATGATATAGTTATAGTACATCACAATGTATTTCGTAGGTGGCACGACGTAAAAGGTGCTGAAAGAAATAGCAAAGCTTATTTTAATGAAAATACATATTTTATTAGCCGCGATC